ATTAGAAGAACTAATAGATGCTTGTAAGTGTAGTTATTTTGATTTACGTAACTCACCTTTTGGTTGGGTAGCACAAAGTTGTTATAAAAATTCAGAAACAAATAAAATAGGTGAAGGTAAAACCCCATCAGAAGCAGTAGCAAAGTTATGGTTAGCATTACAAGATAAAAAAGACATTTAGTCAAGTTTACAGTGAGAAATCAAAGAAAATGGCAAACGAAAAGAACTTAATACCATATAAGAAAGGACAATCAGGTAACCCAGCAGGTAAACCTAAGGGTGCTATTAGTGTTAAAGCTAGATTAAAGAAGATATTTAGAGAAGAACCAGAAAGGTTTGATGAATTTGTTGATAGATACATAAAGAATCAAGCTAACGAAAAGCATTTAACAGAGATGTTAGATGGTAAACCATTACAAAGTGTAGACATGGAAGTAACTATGCCTAAACCTATAATTCCATTAGATAATGTTCAGCGAAACAACAGCAACACAGAAGATAATAGCACTGAGTAAGAAGATTAGAGCTGTGGCAGGAGGAACTTCAGCGTCAAAGACAATCTCTATTCTTTTGTATTTGATAGCACGTTCTCAAACAGACACAGAGAAGAAACTAACTTCAGTTATATCAGAGTCATTTCCACACTTAAAACGTGGAGCTATGAGAGACTTCAAGAATATCATGCAACAACATGGTTATTGGGTAGATAGAAGATGGAATGCTTCAGATAGTATCTATACGTTTGAAACAGGCTCACAAATAGAGTTCTTTAGTGCTGACCAATCAGATAAACTAAGAGGAGGTCGTAGAGATAGAGCTTTCTTAAACGAAGCTAACAACCTTATATTAGATGCGTTTGACCAAATAGAAGTAAGAACTAAAGAGTTTGTGTTCTTAGATTGGAATCCAACTAATGAGTTCTGGTTCTATACAGAGATACTACCTAAACGAGAGGATGTAGATTTCATAACACTTACTTATATGGATAACGAAGCTCTAAGTCCAGAGATTACATCATCTATTGAAGCACGTAAGAACAGGAAAGGTTGGTGGTTAGTATATGGATTAGGTCAATTAGGTGAAGTAGAAGGTAAGATATACAAAGGGTGGGATATTATAGATGAGATACCTAAGTATGCTAGATTAGAGAGATATGGGCTTGATTTTGGTTATTCTAACGACCCATCAGCTTTAATAGCTATATATAAATATGATGGAGGATATATCTTAGACGAAGTTATGTATAAGAAAGGTATGCTCAACAAACAGATAGCTGATACTATTAATGACCAAGAGAGTGGAGGAGTTCTAACAGTAGCAGATAGTGCAGAACCTAAGAGTATTGATGAGATTAAACTACATGGAGTTAATATAGTAGGAGCTAGAAAGAAGAAAGACAAAGGTGTTGGTAAGAGTTATGTATCATGGAGTATAGACTTAGTACAACAACAGAAGGTTTCAATAACAAAGAGGTCAGTTAATCTTATAAGAGAGTATCGTAACTACCTATGGAAGACAGATAAGGATGGTAATGTATTAAATGAACCAGAGCATGAGTTCTCACACAGTATGGATGCTATAAGATATGGATTAATAGGTATACTTAGCACACCTAAGTTTGATATGCCTAAACAAACAGAAGTTAAGAACGTTTATTATGATGAATTAGGAATATGATAATTGAAATTAAGAACACAGAGAACATTGGACATTTAAGTGAAAATGATGTACAATATATACAGGAAATCTTTGAGGCTTTGATAGCTTCAGGGGGTTTGACAGGGGTTAAGGGCGGTCAGACTATTATTCATTTTGACCATGAAGGAATATTCCAAAAGGTTGAGTTAAAATACTTTCCATGGATAAGGAGGAGAAAATGAAATTAGGTAAAGAAACATTTATATGGCATGAGGAGAAATCAGTAATACTAAGCTGTTCTATAGGTGATTATACAATAGTACACGCTATGGTATACATAGGAAACTTAGTACGTATAGGAGATAACTGTAAAATTCAAGCATTTGCATACATTCCTACAGGGGTAACAATAGGTGATAGATGTTTTATAGGTCCTAGGGTTACATTTACTAACGATAAGTACCCACCATCAGGAAAAGAGAACTGGCTTAAAACTAAAGTTGGTAATAGTGTGATAATAGGTGCTGGTGCTGTGATATGTCCAGGAGTAACGATTGGCAACTGTGCATTTATAGGTGCAGGTTCAGTTGTAACAAAGGATATACCAGCAGGAGAGATGTGGGTAGGTAATCCTGCAAGAAAACTTGACAAGTAGCTAAAAAAGTGTATAATTAAATATAACTAATCCTTAACCTAAACCAAAGGCGGGACTCTAAACGAGTTCCGTCTATTTATATATAATATGGCAAAAGAAACACAAACAGAACTATCAGACTTGATGGTTAAACTAACTAACGAGAAGAAGTCAGCAAATGCTATTCAAAGGCATAAACATACAGACTGGAACGATAACTATGAGTTGTATCGTAACAGGGTAAAAACTAACAGACTTACACAAAGACAAGCTGTTACTATTCCACTAATGAAAGAAACTGTCAAGACCTTATTGGCGTCTATTGATGATGCTCCTAATGTAGAGTGGCAAGAACTAGGTGGTAATGAAGATAAAGAAATCATCTATCAAGAACTATGGAATACTCTATATAGAGATAACAAGGTAGAGTTAATTGATATTCAAGACAAAAAGAATGTTCTTTTATATGGAATAGGTACTAAGATGCTTAACATCAGTGATACAGGTATTGAAATTGATACCTTAGATGTATTTGATGTGGTATTTGACCCATTAATGCTTAACTCACAGATAGAGACAGCAAGATTTGTAGTAAGACAGAACATCTTTAGAACTATTGAAGAGATATTAGCTGATGAAAGGTACGAAAAGAAAGGTAAAAGAGAACTAGAAAGGTACTTAGATACACCAGCAGGACTAACACAATCAGATGAGAACAGGAAACGATGGAGAAGAAAACAAGAGAGAGCTAGAGATATGGGAATCAACCAGAATGAAGATGGTATGTCTATGGAGAACACTCTATATGCAGGTGGAGATAGAATAATAAACCTAACAGAACATTATACTCAAATATGGGACACAAAGAAGAAAGAATACATTAAGAAAGTATTTACTTATGCAGACAACCACGTTCTATTACTAGACCAAACAGTTAAAGAAGCTATTGGTGTAGACTTCTTTCCTTTTGTTACTTGGTGTGAAGACCCAGAGACTAACGACATCTATTCAGACGGTGTAGCAGATATAGTAAGAACACCTAACAAGGTAATGAATGTATGGTTTAGTCAGTTAGTAGAGAACAGAACACTAAAGAACTTCCAAATGCACTGGTTTACACCAGTAGAAGGATATACAGCACAGACTTATACTCCAGGACCAGGTGTTATGATACCAGCTCCTCCAGGAGAGAATATAAACAATGTAATCAAACCAGTAGAGGTTAATGGATTAGACGATACTATGGAAGCTATTAACTATCTAACACAGATTGTTGAAAGAGGAACAGGAGCTACAGCATTAGAGAAAGGGGAAAGTGAAGTAGGTGCTCAAACACTAGGAGAAGTAGAGATATTAGTAGGTAAAGCTGGAGAAAGAGCTGTTAATATGGCTAAGTTCTACAGATTAGCTTGGTATGAGACCTGTGTTAAGTGGGATGCTATGATGCACGCTAACACACCTAAGTTAATTACTCTATATAAGACAGCTAGAAGTGGAAAAGTATATAAGAAGAAGATATTTGCTTCAGATTGGAAGAGTTCAGAAGGATATCGACCAATAGTTACATCAACAAGTGAACAAGAACAAGAAAGTATTAACTATGCAGATGTTCCCAGAAAACATGGAATTAAGGAAGGTTTCTCAATCAAGAACACTAGAAGCTCTTGATTTAACACCAGATGAACTAGAATTAGTAACAGGAGAACAAGAACAGAATGTACAGAAAGCAGAACAAGTACAAGAAGAAGCCCCTGTGGCAGCACAAGGTGTACAAGAACAGGTAGCACCACAAGCAGACGGAGAAGAACAAGCATTGATGAGTAGCATTGGTGATTCATTAGAACAACTAGGATAATATGTCAAAGAAAGATGAATTAAGAAAATTAGACGCTGGACTAAAGAGTTTAGTTAAGGCAAGTCATAATGCAGACACAGATGATGATAATGCAATGGATTTAGCGTTGAAGACAGCTATGCACGAAGAAGTAATTGATGCAATAGAAGGAAACAAGTTGAATCAAGACACATTAATAGAAGCTCTTTCAAAAGTAAATATAAATATTCCAGAGATTAAGTCTCCTACTATTGACATACCAGAGATTAAGTTGCCTAATATTACAATACCAGAGATTAAAGTTCCAGAGATAAAGATACC